CCCTGCTCGTCCATCACAGTCACCCACGGTGTGCCATACCGACGTGCATTGTAATCATAAAAACTCTTTACCACTACATTCTTAACTTCATCTTTCATCTTCTTTGCCTCCTGCCAAGATTTTTTAAGTGCGGCGGAAATAGTCAATCCGATTTCTTTAACCATCTTCCAAGCCTGCTTCATAATATTGCTTAAGTCATATTTTTTCATTTCTATTTCCTCCGTTTTCTTTATTACACCATTATCATATTCTAATATTAGCTTAATGTCAATAGTTTTTATCTAAAATTAGAATAATTTATTGACTCAAAAAAGAAGAAATGATACTATATAAATGAAAGGAGATGAAACCATTGATTAAATATAAGATAGATATATTCGAGGAATTAAAGAAACACGGATATAGTCAAACAAGAATCCAGCATGATAAGCTACTTCCCTCGCAAACTATGCAAAATATAAGGTCAGGGAAAAGCATTACTCTGGAAACTCTTAATAAAATATGTATTATGTGCAAAATGCAGCCAGGTGATATCATCGAAGTTGTTCCTACCGACGAAGAGAAGATAAAATACTATTAACTTTATAATCTAATATTAGATACCAAGAGGGCCTCAGGTATATTGGCCCTCTTTTTCTTTGCTTTATTCTACCAGCCCCGGCCACCGCAGCGCCCCATCCTGGTCCGGTGTAAGCGTCACCGGCTCCACAATCATCCGCCCCTGATCGTCCATGATGTACCACTTGCCGTCAATAGTCTGCTGGCCTGTTACCATAGCCCCATCAGCGCCCAGATAGTACCAGTGATCCTTGTACTTGTACCATGTGTCATGCACCATCATGCCAGCGCCATCAAACCAGTACCACTTGCCCTCGTACCAGTACCAATCATTTCGGACTGGCTGACCGTTGCCGAGGTAGTAGCGCCAGCCTCCATCATCCTGCTGCCAGCCAGACTTTTTCTGCGGTTCCGCCAGCGCCACCTTAAAATCTGTCCATAACTGCGGCTGATCCAGCATCTTACGGGGACAGTGCTTGCGCTTGGCATCGTAGTGCCGGATCACATGATCGGCAGGTATCTCAAGCTCTGCCATGATCTGGCGTACAAGCTCTATGCAGTTTGCGCGGGCCTGATCGTAATCAGAGTCCGGATTGACGCAGATCTCAATGTTGATGCTGTTGGTATTGGTAACTCCCGGCACCAGAGGCGTACCGTACTGTCTACCTACTGCGTATGCCCCATCGCTGTAATATAATGTCTGTACAGCCACTATATCGTCTACATACCAATGGACTGAGGTAGAGAGGTTACCGTTTCGATGGGCTTCGGCGTGTTTAAGTGCTCCGGCACCTTTTTTGTAATTATCTGTCTCATGAATCACAATCCACTTAGGACAGTTCTTACCTGCGTAACAATTTATCTGCTTAATCTCTTTTCGTATCTCCATATCTGCCTCCAAATTAAAAAAAGGCCCCAAGATACTCCCAGGGCCTGTCTGCGTTGCGACGTCGCACAGCTTACTCCTCGCTATCGTCCACACCATTGTTATTGCGATCAGATGGACCTCCCACACCGCTCTGGTGTTTGTCCGGATGCGGCACATCACACGGGGCGTCATACAGATACGGTGTCGGCTGCTTGGACTGCAGATCTGGTCCTGCGTTTACATATCCGCCCATTCCGGGAATCTTGTCCTGATGTTTGCCTGTTAAATTTGCCATAATCTTAATCCTCCATAATTATATGCTGTAATAGTAGTTACTCCGGCTCTATCCCTGGCCGGACCGGGAGATAGATGGATCACCTCCTCTCAGACCTTGGCCGGCAGCTCCGGAAGTCCTGCGATGGACGTTGCCGCCGACAGGATGCCAGACAGCACGGATGCGCTGGCTACCATAGGCCAGTTGACCTCTCCCATGACAGCTGCTGATCCGATGGTAGCGACAAACGTCTGCGCCATGGTCTTGATGGCTCTCCTGCCTGCTGCGTGGATCCACTGGCGGGTATCCACATCAGCCCTAAATACACAGTTCTTAAGCATAACTCCTCACCTCCCTTCTATTGGTCTATAATGGATTCCAACAGCTCGTCCCGAATCTGCTTCATCGTGTCTATCCCATTACCAGTGATCTGATGGTTGAGCAACGCCGCAAGACTCTTAGACTGCTGTTTCTGCATATTTTCCAGAGCAACCAGACGCTTGTAGTCCTTGTCCGAATGCTCCTCCAGTTTCTGCACCCTGGCAGTCAAGTGAAAAGCCGGCTTGATTACCTTAACGATAACCGCACCAGCTCCACCTATGATACTTATTCCTCCGCAAATGGAGAGGATTGTCTGTATATATTCCATTATCTTTCCGCCTCCTCAATCAGCATCGGCCTATCGATCAGCTCCTGCTCTTCTGGAGGCTCATACACACTGCCATCATTACTCAGGCAGATTATATGACCATCTACACGATACAGTGTGTCATATCCGCTGATGCAGCCGGCTTCCATCCCACCAACTGTATACGTGGTGACATCCCCCCATTTTTCCGGAACCGTGTCTACAAATTCAATTTGCAGCACATTCGTAGCCACCGGCATGATACTGATGATTTCATATTCAGTTTCATGGATTTTGATTTTTTCCATTTGGCATCTTTCCTTTCTATGATTTTGTATTTTTATGTATTCAAAAAGGCCCCTGAAGGGCCTGAATTTTCATTTTTATTGTGTGTAATACCAAGCTCTCAGAAACGGCGAAACAACAAGGAATCCCACCATATAGTTCCGATATCTTGGAAGCTCACGGAGGTGGGCGACTGTTGTATTATGATGCTAACAGTGCCAACACACCATATAAAGCTGGCATCACGCAAGCATCAGAAGGTGTCGCTATTACTGTAGGAGATTGGTCTAATTTTATAACGTCATTAGCCATTCCAAAAGGAGGTACAACATTATATCTATACAGTAGGAGTAACGGGATAGTTACAGACTGGAAAGCAATCAACTGACTAAATCATACTTTTATGACATTTTGAAGCAACAAGATTCTCCAATAATCCCCTTGTCGCAGTAGACACCAAAAGTCATCTTATTTGTTAAGTAAGATATTCCACTAACAGATTTTAATGTTGTGACGATAATGAGATTATTTCTAGTATTTAATATCCATACAGCAGTTTCATTTTCGTTTGTGCCCTTCGTGCAGGTTACAATATACGTGTTGTCTGGCGCAAATTGATAGTTTGTGTGGTTCTGAGTTGTGGATGCATCGATTATTGCTGTTCCATAAAAATGTTCTTTGAATTTAGTAGTAATTTCTGCCTCTGTGTAGTATCGTTCATCGTGGGTGTGACCAACTTTTGACGTGTTGGTATTGAGCACAACAGTATAAAAATTCATACGCAATTTCTATTTATAAATTTCCCCATCTGTGTTCAATACCAAGGCCTCTAAAAAAGACGAATCTAATACCTTTACAAAGCAGCAGTTTTTAGATTCTGGCCTATTTGGTGCAAGGGTAGATAATGCTGCTTTTACCATCAGAGCTCGAACGGATATTAACCCTGATGCAAGGCCAAGTATGTATTTAGACTGTTATAAGACCGGAGGTGTTGTTTTGTTTCTGGATACAGATATGCAATTAAAGTTAGATGTAAATGGCATAGTAAAAACACTTGTCACAAAATAATACTTCCACACATGAATCTCTGATTTAGGAATGAATATCCACCCAATCCGGTCCGTGCCATTTGACCCCACCATTTTCCTTGAAGTAAGACCTGTATTTGACAGCTGTTCCACCGTATTCAAAGCATATTGCAATTCCACGAGATTTTGTATTTTCCAAAAAATTCAAACAGCACCATTCGCTTGTGTTATTTGGTGCCCCAACCATAGAGCTACCTTTTATTTTCCAGATAGTTCTTCTATGCCCGTCCGCGATTAACCAGTTTAGGATATCGTTATCTTTTGGAGAAATGCCTGTAGTTAAAAGTTCGATATTTCTATCAGCCTCATTTTGCTTGGTATTATGCCCTACAGCCCCGAATCCCCTTCTGTATAACTATTCCATACAATTCTCTGCTGGGCGCAACCCAGCAAGAGGCGCACAGCAAATAAGCCTCCCTTCTGGCAGGCTAAAAAAATCAATCAGAATCTATCACTTATGATGCTGCATACATATCATATTCGTATTTTAATCGTCCCTGACTATTTTTCGCATAGATGCGAGTGGTTTCCGTGCTGGCATGGCCCATGATATCGCACAGAGTAGGGAGCGGCATCCCCTTATTTAATGCACGGGTAGCAAAAGTATGGCGAAGTAGATGCGGAAATACCCGCTTGGTAATCCCTGCCCGTTGTGCTATGGCCCGGATTACATTCTCCAAAGCATTCTTTTTTAATCCTTGGTGTGGCGCTCTCAGAGAAAGAATCACAGATCCAGACCGCCGCCCTTCCAAATACCGCTCCAAATATTCCAGAGCTCTATCCGAAAAGAATACAATCCGCTCCTTCTGGCCTTTTCCCAGCACCTTCACAGATCCACTCTCCAGATCAATCTCTTCCACCCGCATCCCAACGACCTCCGAAACGCGGCAGCCGGTAGCCAAAAACAATTCCAGTACCAAATTATCCCGGATGTTTTCCCCGCAGGCAATCCGCATCTTCTCCACTTCCCGACTGTTCAGCGCCTCCCGCACCTCAGCTACATACTTAATCGGGTCTATAGTAGCCATAGGATTACGGCTTATATAGCCCCGGTCATGCAGGAACGTGAAAAAGCTGCTACAGATCAGGCGCTTATGGTCCTTGGTACTGCCGCTGATCTGCCGGGCCTCTGCATAGGCATTAAGACAGGATACAATATCATCCCCTGTAATCTCCTGCACAGGCTTACCGACATAAACCAACAGCTCTCTTAAAAATGTCCCATACTGCCGAATGGTACTCTTGGAATAGCCACCGAAGATCATGCGGGACATAAAAATATCATATTCCGGCCAGCTTACCACCTCTGTGCTCAGTCCCGTTTCCCTCTTACTAACATCATAATCCCGCAACACTGCCGATAATGCTCCATCAATCACCTGCAGAACAGGCCGTTCCAGCTCACGGGCCAGTCTTGCCATCAGATCATCTTTTAATTTGATCTCATCCATACACGCATCCTCCTTATATTGATACCTTAATTCTAAGGTAGGGGGATGCATATATGGTAGACTGCTTTAATGTGCGCAATACCAAGGCCTCTAAAAAAGATGAATCCAATGTTTTTAGTGCCATGCAATTCCTAGAATCAGGCAATTTCGGTGCTGGATCAGGTAATTCTGCTATCACTATACGGGCGAGGACGGATATTAACCCATCCTCCAGACCAGGAATATTTTTAGATTGCCATAAAACTGGTGGTGCGGTGCTCTACTTGGACACTGATATGAAATTGAAACTGCTTATAAATAACAGTACTACTAAGATAATAGCCACTGAATAATATGTAATCAAAAACAAGCAAAAAATAAAGGGATGCCCGTTTAAGCTGCTATTATCTATAAGCCACACCCACAATCCTATTAGATGAAAAATTTTCCGAACTCCCTTTAGCGATAATTTTATATGCGATTCTGCCTTCGTCTTTTTGAAATGATACAGATACAGTAACCCAGAAATATTCTGACCGGATCTGTGTTTGTACTACATATTGATTAATATTGGGGATGTATATACATCCAAAATTACTATGATAAATCAGAAGTTCTTTTGCAGATTTAAGTTTATCGTTCTGATAATAGACATCGGTATTAACAGACTCAGGGTATAAGGATATTTCTTCGCCTATTGCTTTCCAATATAACTTGTTTTCGATTTCTTCCTCTGTGTAGTATCTCTCATCATGGGTGTGACCAATTTTTGACGTGTTGGTATTGAGCACAGTATAAAGGTCCATCAAGGCCTTACCCTGAGCCGCCGAAAGCGGCAGGTTAGGGTTGTTTGTCACACAGTTATTAACGATATGCCCCAGCAAGCAGACACCGGTCATCCATGCCTTGAAATCTTCACAAAATTTCTTTGCCTTTCCCCATCTGGTCTTTGCCTTTTCCTTTGCGGCCGGTACCGGGAACTCCTCAGAAGATGCTTCAAACGCCGAAACCACCGTTTCTGCGGTATCACCTCCAGAAGAATCAACCTTATCTGCCTTCAAATTCTTAACCCATCGGTATAAATTTCCCAGAATTTTTTTCATACTCCCCTTGCTACCAATATCTGGATACTTTTCTTCCTCCGAATCTGGTTCTTCTACTGATGCCACCGTGTCAGATGCATCGCCTCCAGAAGAATCCAGTTTCTTCTCCTCCATTTTGTTCTCCAGATCAAGCACATCCTGTACAGTAGCTGCACCTGCTGTATTGATTGAAATAGACAGCTGCTCCGCCTGAGCTATGCTGATCTGAACATTATAAATAAAAGACGAGGGGGCAACTCCATTGAAAGCGGGCATCTGATCAGGAGTAGCAGCCTGGCAGACTGCAAATAATATCTCCGTTTCCCCATCCGATGCATAGATACCCACATTCTGTATCAGATATTCCTGTGTGATCTCACTATTATCAAACATCGAGCGGATACTGATCAGTGTATCATTTGCAATTTGCACGTTAGATGGAATCACCGTCTGTTTCACATCCTGGAGTTCTGTCAGTTTTTTTAAGTTTGTACCTTCGGAATACGCATATGATGATGTTCCTGAATGGGAAAACTGTATTGTAACCTCACCAGACACCGCCCTGGCTGCCAATGCTTCTCCTGCTTCTGTGATGACCGCTTTTTTATATACTCCCATAATTGCCTCCTATATTGTCTGCATAAATGCACTGGACATGACACCGCCAATATATAGTCCTGCGGAACTATAATTATTAACCTGCTGATTTGCGTGTATCTCTATATGCGCCGGTATAACATCCCAGAGCAGGTTATACAGCAGATCAACCGCCCCATATCTCGAAGATGTAACCGAAACCTCCAGTTTACAGGCCACGGCATCTACACTGAGGGTAAAATCTTCTCCAAACAATTCCTTTAACTGATCCCTCAAAAAGTCGATAGAAAACGGGACGATCGTGTTGTATTTCTGTAATAATCTCTGCCGGCGATATTCAACCGTTTCACCTGGAGATGTAAATATATCAAACAATGCCTCTTTCTGTGCCAATGTAGACTCATCTGCTGTTTGGATATAAAAATTTTTTCGGATCTGCTCTATATTGGCCTCCAACTCTGCAAGCACAGCCTGATCCGTTTTCATAAGCTCCTTAAATTCCAGAATCTCCCGGAAATATTCCGGAAGTATCTGCATTAAATCAATTTTCACGAACTGTCACCTCCCCAAGAGAAGGAATCTGCTGCAATTGTGCGGTCTCTGTTAATGTCAGATCTCCTGAAGATCCATTGATTAAAACATCCGTAACATTGACAATATCCGGGACTTCCAAGATAGCTGCCACAATTCTGGATGCATACACTGCTACCACATATTCGATCTTCTGTCCCTTAATCGCATTTCCCCAGGTTCTGCACACAGATAATAAATACGCCTGTATTTTCTGCTCAATCTGTTCCTGGTAGGCTTCTGCTCCAATCCTTACCGTAGCCGCCAGCTGAATTGATACGGATATGTTAAGGGTCAGATTCGTCGCTGTTGTGATCGTCACTGCTGCTCCAATGGGCGCCATGCCGTAACCATTTCCTGAAGGTTCAGATCCGCCCTGCTCCGGAGGACAGATTGCTTTTTGCACCTGTGCAACAAGTCCGCTCTCTGCCGGTGTTAATTCACTGTCCAGAATGCTGCACAGCACCGTTCCCCCGCCCTTCCATGCAGGATATACCTGTACAGCTCCTACTCCTTCAATGGCAAGGATTGTGTTTCTGTAAGCAGCTATATTTCCGCCAAAGGAAGCCACATCGAAACTCTCGAAAAACCGTGCCCGCAGGGAATCATCGTTTTCCTCATCTGACCCCGGAGTTTTAATTTCCCCAAGCTCTGTACTTGTAAGGCCGGAAACCGCCGTAATGGGAAGCATATTGCCGGTATAAGAATTTCCTATGGTTCCCGGCACTGAACAGGTCATTTCATACACATACCGGTCTTTTTCGCTACTTATCAGTCCGCCGCTCCTAAATATGACAGATGCTGCACCGTTAATGGTCTTAAACAAGGATCCTTCGGGAATCTCCACGTTGAATGTACCCTGCCGTACCGCCGGAGTAGGCGCTTTCCGGACTATGTTGCGTTCCGCACAGACATAATCCAGATACTCCCCTACTGCGGTACCTGCATAAGCATTTTCCTGTACCTGCGACAGCAGCATATACAAGCCTTCCAGATACCAGGCAACCGGCCCAAGCGCAGTCTGGATGATACTTCCCTGACGCCTGTCGATCTTATCAGATACCCGTCCTAACAACTGCGTCTGTATTGCCTTTTGGGTATATCCTTTAAAATCAATCACATTTCCACCTCCTCTGAAAAAGTCCCGTATACAGTTACAACGTCAAATGATACTGTCAGAATTCCACTGTTCTGTTCCAAGCATTTAAAATTCTCCACTGATAAAATCCTGTTATCCAAAGAAAAAGCCTCCTCGATCCTGCGGGGAAGCTCACTTACAATATAATCATATTCTTCTCCGACCAAGTCCTCCAGCTCAGTCCCAAAATTGCTGTCATAGATCTGCCAGCGGAAGCGCTCATTTTGTAGAATGATTTCTACCGCCTGCCTCATGGCTCCCAATCCCTCATCCATACCGGAAATCTGTCTGGAAGACCAGTCGATCAGGAACGTGTTTGTAGGCTGCTCTGTATGTCTTAAGGATACATCCAGCCCTACGCTATCGGGTAATGTTGCCATATTTCCTCCTTACTGCGCCTTTGAGAGAACAATATAGCGGTTTCCACGGGAAACCCGCAGCATAACAACCTTGTCCCCTACAGCCAGCCCTTTATTGACTACAACGGTTCCTCCGCCGCCCCCCTGGACCTGAACGCTCTTCGGGATTACGGATTCTGTAAGGATCAGTCCGGCCTCCGGCTTGGGCTGGGAAGTTCCGTCTACCAGAATAGAAAGAGGCGATACTGTAGCCACGGTTCCGAACGCAACCTCCGTAGGCTTCATTGCTTTCTGATTTTCCTGCATGATTTCCTGCATTACGCCTAACAGATTAGACAATATTTATCCCTCCCAACTGTCCAAAGTCTTTTACCTCAATACTCATGGTATGATCGTGTTCATCTCCCTCAAAGGTATGTGTTACCTTTTCTGCTATCATAAGCCTGGAAACCGCAAGGCCATCCACAGCCCCGATCCTCACCGGAATAATCATTCCGGCCCGAAGACCTGGAATACCAATCGAATCCAGCGATAATGTTTGCAGCACCCGGTTGTAATATTGCAGATACTGCCTGCACATCTCATCGATCTGGGCTTCATTCAGATTTTCGTCTACCTCATCATAATACTGGAGCAGTCCCCATTTCTTAATGGTATCACTGTCCTCATGTATATAGGCATCCGTCCGGCCGCTGTCCTTGTTTTTACGCACCAACTTCACACGGTTATATGTATTGCTGTCAATATCCCGCTTATAGATATAATCTGTTACCAGGCTTTTATCTCCCAGAAGCGTAGTAATGAACATATTCTTTGCTTCCGTCAAGCACAACTCTCCGCAATTATCATAGAAATTATAGATCTTTCCGGTCTGCACAATCGTTTGGGCCAAGGCGTCAAATATAATATCCAGACATCCCTCATTTTCCTTGTCCAGATACGGAAACGCATAACCAGTATCCTCCATGCCCCCCACTTTCAGGTCAAAATCCGCTGCAATCTGCCTGATGATCTGAGGCAGGGTCATATTCTGGAACAGATAACTGGCATTCGCTTTCAAGTATCTCAGCTGATCTCTGGCCGTATATGACACCTCTCCGTCCTTATTACGTTCTGCGGTAAAAATATACCCTTTAAACATTTTTACTCCTTCCACGGAAAACTCTACGGAGCTTCCTTCCGGAATAGCGATCCCGCTGTCTTCCAGACAGGTAAAGGTGAGGGAGCCTGGGGTATCAAACCTCTCTGTTGTAAGTTCAATTTCCCGGGCTGTGGTCGCGTAATCGGTAATTACTGTCTGTATGGCCCCGCCTGGAGCTGGTCCCGTTGTCTGGACCTGTAATGTTATACTGCTCATACGAATCACCCTGTTATCTGAATCTGACTTTCCTGTACCCATCCATAAGAGCCGACATGAACCGGATAAGGATTTCCAGAAACAATCCGTGTCACGGTAGTACTTATATTATTCGCTGTACCATGAGGCTTTCCGCCGTAGCTGTCATAACAGTATTCCCCATTTACCACTACGGATGCCCCTACCCGTAACACCGGCGTTTCCACTGCCCTCTGCTGCTCTGTGGATGCATCGCTTTGGACCGGTTCTCCTCCGGATGCCGGAGGTGGGGTTGTAACGATGCTGACGATTTGCGGAGAGTAATCCCTGTACTCCTGCAGCTCCAGCGAATAATACATATCCCCCGGCTCGCCGCCCTTATCGGTAGTCTCGAATTGGCTGACAATGCAGCGCATATTTGTATCGTACAGATCCGAGCGGCTGATAATAAGCCGCCCTTTCTGTTTACTCTTCATTGCCTTACTGATCTGCTTCTCATACCACTGCGGGCTTTTGGCACCTTTATTAATATAAGGGTCTACACTGTCCTCGCCGGGGAAAAAGCCTTTCCAGGAAACCTCTCTTAAGCCTGGCCGCTTCTGCACAACAACTTCTCCTACACCGATGATATCCTGTTTTTTATGATTGGTCGGATATTTTATTTCAATCTCCTCCGGATTAACCGGTATCCGTATCTTTGTACTTCCAAATTTCAGATAGATGGAAGTTGTATTTTTAAGCTGTCCCATCCCATCCTCCTATCCGTGCGATACTGCTGTTCCGGCAGCAGCCTGTTCGATCAGGATCGCTTTCAATTTATCCGCAATATCACTGGCAGTCAGATTCTTGGCAGCGCTTTCCGGAATGGACACATGGATCTGCGGCGCCATAGTCTGAAGCTCTATGTTATTCATATAGCGGCGTTCTGCCAAATCCCTGTAGATCTTGATATCTTCATCGGAAAGCTTTACATCATCTTCGATCTTGCCGACTTTCCCAACCTTGCCAATGTCTCCAAGGTTGTCCACAGTTGGGATAGATGATGCGTCAAAACCATTCAGGCCTCCCAGATTATCCGTCAATGACTCCAGGCTGAGATCCATGTTGTCCAGCTTAGCCCCCAGACTTGCACCAACATCCCCCCATTGTTGCGACGTCGCAACCACATCGAGTTCTGACATACGTTTGATCTGGACTGCATTTTCTCCGAATGTATCATCAACCCAGCCGGACATCTTGCCACGGAATCCGGATACAACACTGGCCATATCCGTTCCCAAAAGTGCATCAATGGCTCCGGCTGTTGTTTCGACAATTCCCAAAATTGTATCAAATACATCAAAAAATAACCGGGCGGTCGCTCCCAGAGGATCGTTCCAAACATTCGCAAAGAACTCCGCAAATGCAGCAATCACATTCCAGAGAGATGCAAAGACATTGTAGCCGACTGCATACAGCAATCCTAAAATTTGTCCAACAAAGCTCCCGACTTCCTGCATTCCGAATCCAAATTGTTGGGCGGCAATCAGGGCTGCTGAAAAAACAGCTATCAGCAGTAATATCTGCCAGTTTGCTGCCGCCCAGGCTGCAGCTGATGCCAATGCACTTCCTACATTGGCCATGCCTGCTAAAATCGCTTGTCCATTCAATATGACAAGCGCCACCCCTATTGCCGCCAATATAGGTAAAATAAAATCCAGATTATTGGATACCCACAAAGCGCCCTGACCAATCGCAGATAACGTCCCAACTCCTATCTGTGCAAGAACTGTGAACAAGGTAATTGCCTGCATAATAGCCTGCTGGCCTTCGTCTGAATTCAAGAATTCACTCCATCCAGAAAAGCTATCCTGCAAGTTTTTTTGAATTGCGTTTTTTCCCATGGTAAAAGCTTCTGCCAGTGTCATAGGCATCTCTTGAAATTGTGCATCTATCTCATCCGTCGCTTTCAGCATAGCATTTTTTACTACTTCTGCCGTAATCTGTCCCTCTGATGCCATATCCCGGATTTTACCTATGTCCTCTCCCAGGTAATCCGCAATCGTTTGGATGATATTGGGCGCTGCCTCAAAGATTGCATTCAATTCCTCACCGCGGAGCACACCAGCACCCATTGCCTGGGTCAGCTGCAGGGATGCTGAGGAAATCTCCTGCTGCGATGCACCTGCAATCTTAAACTGCTTATTTAAGTTTTCCGCAAACTGGACAATCTCTACACTGGAGGAAAATGCCTTACCCGCACGTTGTCCAAGGCCAGCTACTACCTGGGTTGTGGCATCATATGCAGATCGGGTGCGCTGCGCCGACACATAGATCATATCCTGCAATTCGGCTGTGGACTGAAGCCCATCATTCATTAAATTCAGGCGGGCTGTAATCTGTGTCTGCTGATCAGCAACCCCTAAGAAGGATCTTACCAAACTTACCGCACCAGTTGCTACTGCGATCTGGCGGAATGTCCGAAGAAGATCACCTGCTGCTCTGCCTGTCCGTTTGGTTTCTTCTGTATGATTCCGCTGATTTACATCAATCTGCTGGATCGTCTGTTTGATCTCATTCATTCCCTGTACAGAAATATACTGGAGTGCATCGGACATCTGATTGATACTCTGTGTTACTCCATCAATGGACTGTCTGGTTTTCTCCGATTCACGGGCAGACTGTGAGGCCAGATCTGTTATGCCATTATTGACAGAAATCAGGCTTGAAAGAGCCTGCTCCCCCAGATTGATGAATGTATGGAAAGAGGAAGAAAACTGATCTGTCAATGTAAGTGTTTCATTTATTTTCCCCATCAATTTTACCCCCTTGTCTTTTCCTTGATCTCTTTATGTTCTTTCTCCAGAAGAGCCGCCATAAGAAGCCGTTCCTGTATTCTCAGATTCATAACTTCACTTGGGAAAATACCATGATCACACAGCATTCTTTGCATAAGCTGTACCGTCATGGTATTTTCCGCTACTAGTTTTTTGCTTCTTCATCCAGTTCACTCAGTTCTTCATCATCGGTCACTAAATCATTGATCTTCTTGATCTCCCTGACTAATCGGTTGTACTCCCCAACAGTCAACATACGCCCTGGTACATCCAGCGGATCCACTACTTTGTAATGTGCGCATAATTCGGAATCCTTAAAATTAGGGCTTACAACACAGGCTCCTACTAACAGCTTTCCGTACTTATCATCATCAAGTTCCCGGATCAGCTGGCCATTCATCTTGCTCTTTCGAGTAGCCTGCTTAATCAGACGGTTATTCGTCTCCTGATCAATTACACGAATCACAAACGGTACTGGCTTGCCATCCTCCCCTACTGCTCTTTTTGTAATTACTACCTCTTTCGTTTCCTCCATAACCGGCGGAAGCAGGAATGCTTTAATATCTCCCATAATAATTTCAACCTCCTAACTGTTCCGGGTCTTTAAACCAATTCAGAACCTCGATATTTGTGTAAGAAAATCCTACTTCCATCTCCAGAAAATCAGCGTCTGCATCCAGAGATGAAATGGGGAGTTTCTGAAGTTTTACATTGTAAAATACCACTGTCTGCGTCCCTACCGTGGAAGATGGATCATCATTTGTGATCTGGATCGTAAAATATGGTAACTTCCCTGTCTTCAAATAATCCTGAAGCATTCGCAGGAAATGCGGCGTTCCATAATAAATGGTCATGGAACCTGTCAGAGATACGCCCGTAGTCTTTTTCTGGACCAGACGGGTCCCTACTACCTTAAAGTCAGATTCCTGAAATTCTGCATTGGAATCAAATTTTTTTAGTCCAAACATCTCATGGTTTTCGCCATCAATTGTCATGAACCCGCTTCCTGCCTTTCCATTTAGGGCGTCCCGTTCAAGTAAAAAGCTCATGTACTACCTCCTATTCTGCTTCAGCGTTTACAGATACCGTAACCGTCATGAAGATCTTCTCGATGCTGTCCACCGGCTGGATTTTCACGGCGATCAGAACTGCATCAATGCTATTTCCGGCCTCCACCGTTACATCCTCAGCCTCAAAGTTCTGGACACCGCTATTTGCCTGCATATCGTTCAGATACCCTACAATCCAGCCTTTTAGCAGGCTGCGGCCGGTCTCATCATTACTTACCTTGCCGATGAAATAATTACTGAAATGCTCATATACATCATTGCAGAACTGATTCAGCACCCGCATAACACGGTTTTTGGAATATTCCTCACCCTTATCCACTGCAAAGCTGGTAAATGTGTTGATATCTGTGCATACCTTAACTTTGTCAAAGGTATCAATAAAAACAATTTCCCCAGCCTTGATTGCTTCTTCGATCTGCGCGTCCGTCAGCTTCGGACTGGCTTCCAGTGCGTTGGGATAACGGGAATAGGTCAGGGACTGGTTATACAACGCTCCTGCCTCTGCTCCGCCTAACCACCACGTTGCTTGCTGCGGAGTTAATACGGTTCCATCATCCAGCTTAACGCCGTTCTTAACCGAAATTACCCACTCACTGTTTGATGTAGAAGCATCAGCCATAACTGCCTGGCATTTCAAACCGATATTATTTGAGACACGCTTTGCAAAAGCAGCTACCGCCTGAATCGTTGTCTTATCCTCACCATCATAGATCATCACATCAAATTTGTATGGTTCCATTGCTGTGAGCCATGCTGCATAGTCGGTAGTTGCTACTGTAGGATTCTTTCCACCTGCCAGATTTTTCCCGGCAGTCGCCTCAAGCGTTCCTGATCCGCTAAATGTCACCCATTTATTTTTAACAAGCTCCTCTGCATTCTTAGCGGTCTGCTCATCCCTTACAGATCCATCAACTACAGTCGTAACCTGGAATGTGCTTCCTTCATCCGGATCAGCTGTGATAATGATAGAAATGTCGTTTCCCCTCACTCCGTCATACACAGCGGTAGCGGTTAATGTGCCGGCTGTTACTGTTGCTTTTGCCCCACTGGTTCCTTTTGGGCGGTACAGAAGGATCTTTGACGGTCCTGCCGTTGTATCACTACCTTTCATCATTTCCCTGAGAAACAGCGCCTTTTCATTTGTAATATCGTAACCGATATACGGTGTCAGATCCTCTCCTGGGATAATCGTCTGCACAATCCCTGACGGTCCCCAGGAAAGAGGTTCTGCAATCGCTACAGTCCCCCGTGTGCCAATGTTTGCCCTGATATTGCCCTGCGACTTGGTGTTAATGTATACACCTGGCTGAGCTTTGTTCTGGCTTGTCCATATGCCTCCTGCCATTTTTTGACCTCGCTTTCTTATTTTTTAATATTTTATGTATTGTTTTATACGTATTGACACAATACGTATTATATGCTATTATAATAGTGCAAGGGAGGTATAACAAATGCCACTAAAACCAAGAGAAATGGAAAAACTAATCCTTGCAGATGGGTGGATATTCAAAAGCCAAGAGGGCTCTCACCGGAACTATGTACATCCGATAAAGTCCGGAAAAGTTACAATCCCGTTCCATCAGGGTAAAGACTTAACCAAAAAGACTGAGAATTCCATCAGGAAGCAGGCGGGGCTCAAATAGCCCCAGTCTGCCTTCTCAAATAATTTTAGGAGGTATATTATATGTTATCCGTGTACCCAGCTTGTTTTTATAAAGAAGAAAATGGCTATTCTGTCATTTTCCCAGATCTTAACTGGCTTGCCACCCAGGGCGATACGCTCCAGGAAGCCATGGGAATGGCTATCGACTGTCTCGCTGGTTATATTCATACTTGCAAAAGAGATAATGAACCCCTTCCCGAACCATCCGGACTGTCAGATATTGATCCCCTGGCTATCGCAAAAGAATTAGATCCGGATTCTCCTCCCTGCGAATCATTTGTTAATATGGTTTCTGTCGATGTGGAAGCTTACGCAAAGGAACACTTTGAGAAATCTGTAAAAAAGACCCTATCCATTCCAGCATGGTTAAACAAAGCCGCCTTGGAACAGGGCATCAACTTTTCTCAAACTCTCCAGGAAGCCCTCCTTGCAAAGCTCCGGGCATAATCCTAAAGGCCGTCCTAAATGGGCGGCTTTTTATTTGTCCTTTAATCTCTCATCTAAAAGCTTTCTTGCCTCTTCGATAGTATATTCTGGTTCTGTCAGGATCACCCTGGCAAAATCCCTCTGATACCCGGCCAGATGCCTGCTTTTCAACAGTTTACTGGTTGGGTATTTTTGTCCGTCTCTTTTGTGTGGCGTCGCAACAGCAGACTTAGACGCTGTACTCTTATTTGCCTTTGATGCCATAGCGTTCCTCCATTTCCTGCATTGGTTTTCCTTCCTCCGGCAGCCGCACCCGTTCCCTGATGTGGAACTGATAATGCAGCTCCCCATCTTCTGTCTGCCACTGCCTCTCATAGATCCGTATCCATGCTATTTCGCTTCCACCATCTGAATAAGGGAACAATTCCAGTACCGCATCCAGATAATCTGCAATCTGGAGAATCTCTGCGTTAGCATTAACAATGTTACGTTCCTGCACAAACACAATATCCACACCCAGATCACGCAGGAACCGCTCTCCCACCTGCCCCTCTATGGTAGAGGGCATAAAGAAAATGAAAAAGCAGGGTGGTTCTGTGCCCTGGGGATTGGGACTGTCATAAACCGGATACTCAGGGTATCGGGAAGCAAGGACGCCTGCAAGGCTGTCTACAATATGATCCAATGTAAAAATCATTTGAACGCCTCCCTTACACGCTTATCCAGCTCAATACGAACCACAGAGCGGTATTTTCCGATCGCTTTCTGCTTCATGTATTTTCCTTTCACATAGGTGGTCTTTGTACCGACCATCAGACCGCCTGAGCCGTCTGGAGACCGTTCCAAAAGAGAACCGTTCTTAATCAGGCCCGGAACAAAATGCTTGTCCACACGGTGACCGTCATTCACATAGGAGGCATACTGCATATCATTGTTTAATTCCGTCCGCACACTTCCCCCTGAAACAACAGGCGTTGTCTGGCTGTCCGTAGCCCAGTGCTGGGCCATATCCCCCGACCGCATATTGGTTCCCGCAATCGTACCATCATTGGGTGGTGTATTCTCTGTCGCCACCCGTACAGCCTCAATGGTGGCACCCTCTGCCACCTCTGCCATGATCTTTGGTACATCCCGCCCAGCCTTACGCAATTCATTTAACCGCTTCCTCATCTGAGAACCAAAACTTGACATCCAATCACCTCACAACATTGTCTTTCAGCAGTCCAACCTCTTTGTGCTCCAGACCGGTCATTCCCCCGCCTACCGGGTCATAATAAACCACCGGTGCTCCGGCCACATACCGTTCTGGCTGGTTTGCATGTCCCAGTGCTCCGCCCCGGATCACCTGCAGCTCATCTCCTGCCCGGATATCCACAGACAGGTCACAAGCTAATTTCTCTGATGCCCGTTCTCTGGATGCATTATCCGTCATCACAGGGCCGTCCTTCTTTGGGCTGTAGATCCGGCATAAAACAGGAACCACGTTTACTTTCTGCCGTTCCTGCCGGGTCACATTCCCCTGTTTCTGAGCCGACACTCTGTAGATATCAACGGTATCCGTATACCACCCGGCAAAAATAGGATTATCAAATAGCATACATACCTCCCATTCCTACCATACGGGCCATTGTGACCAGCTGGGAGCCGTACTGGGTGGTATTCCAGCTTCCCCATTTTTCGGTTCCCGCTGTCACAGCGCTGTTGTCATAACTGACAGAGGTATCACCCATGGACACTGTTTTTACAACGCCCTTTTGCTCTGCATTCCCCGCTGCCTGTCCAGTGCTCTGGGAGCATGGCGAATACGTTTTAAGGTACATCGTGGAAAAATGTGCTACATACAGCCCCACTGCATACCGCCACATACTCCCCCATCGGGATGGCAGTACACTGTCATTTGCCTGGTCTACGAATGTCTGGAGCATGGTTTCCGGGATCAGGCTTTTTCGCTGGATCTCCTCTGATCCTATGGCCTTATATTCCTGGCAAAACTGTGGGAAATCCTCCAGAAAAGCAGGGATGGTATAGGAACCCTGCTCCCCTGGCTGAGGAATATTTGCAGCTGTCAGTTTTGCACTGTGAAACGCATCATTGATTGTCCCCATACCATCATTTCCTTATTTCTTTGTATTTTTCTTTCCAGAAGGCTTTTCATCTTCCCGAACCGCTTCTGCCGCATTTTCCTGCGTATCTGGGCGTATGTCTGCCCTTTCTGCCTTTTCTGCAGCCGCCTTGTCCGCAGTTTCCAGCTGTTTATCCTTCCTGCCCTGAGGAGTGGCGATCATACCGGACTCAATCGCAGCCGCAATGAGCCAATGCCCTGCCACGTCCTCCGGAATTTCTCCGATATAATCCTTCGGAATTACATAGGGATCTGCCCCATCCCTCGGAATAAGAAATCTGTTTTTTGAAATGATAAACATCCTGTACCTCCCTTAAATTCCATCTACATACAATACAGTCTGATCGTAGAATACCTCTACCTCAGACACATTGGCCGCATATGCCGTGTCATAGCAGAACTGCTCTGTGTTCGGCCCTGTCATGGCACGGGTTAACGGTGCAAGTTCATCCATAGCGAGATAACGCTCTTTATTGCAGTACACTGCCATACGATCCTTTTTACTGGCTCCTGCACCCTTACACCAGGATGTGGCGCCAATATACAGATCCACTCCGTTCTGCTTTGCCACATTGTTTTCCAGAAGGAAAGCAAGGATTGTCTTTTCTGCCAGATCGCTCACTCTGGTGGTTGCCAGATAATTAAACTGTTCATACGGCATAATGATATGGTTCGGGATTGCATCCCGGTCATATTCTGCCGCCGCCCAGGCTGCCAGGATGGCCGTATTGATATCATCCAGAATCTGATCCGGTGTCTTACTCTTAAATGTAGTGCCGCTGGAAGATCCTGTAGCAGCTGCACTGGTGATCGTAACATCCGCATTGTTTAACAGGCCGGTGGTTCCGTAACGTTTGAATCCTGCATATGTGTTTTCCTCCATATGCTTGTCATATGTCAGGCGCAGGCCGTCCCTAAGCAGGCTGTCCAGATTGCGGCCGGTCATATTGCCTCTCTGCATATCAATCCACATGACACGGGTTCCCATGGCTACCATATGAGACTTATACAGTCCCTTCTCGAAATTCGCCTGAATCATAGGGATACCGTTCGCACCTCCGGCGTGATGCAGATTATCGCCAGAGCCTCCGGCAGTACCGTAGCCTACCTGCATAGCGCTGACAAATTCAGCCCAGCCGCCTCCCACTCTCATAGGAATATCCCGGGCATATGTAAGGCTCGTTAGCGGTGTTCTCACCAATGTATCCCTTTTTTCCAGCTCTGATGTTAAAAATGCCTGGCCGGAAGCGATCCCGGCGGCATCCATCGTCATGCGTGAAGTGTTTCCGCCAGTGGCTACCCCGCCAGCGCCCCGCGCCACCTGCATGCCTAAATCCATTGTACCTACATTCTGAAATGCCATGTTAATCCTCCTTATGCGTTAATCATTGTCAGGATGCTCAGTTCAGCCACACCGTTTGCATCAGCGTTTCCTCTCCACTGAGCATTTGTCAATTCTACAGTATTTCCACTGTCTGCCTCTGCCTCAAATCCCCCTATCAAAGCCTTTGGATGGCTTACATTTGTTTTGATACGGACATATACCTTTCCGCCGATAGCCGGAGTACCCTTCTGGCAGATCACATTGATACGGCCTCGCTTAAGTACAGATACAGCCTCTCCCGGCTGATATCCTCCGGCGTTCTGGTTCAGATAATCCGTAGCAGATTTGATCTCTCTGGCTGCCACACCTACAAACTTATCTGCGGTGCTGCTGGCACCGAAGGGTACCACTGCACCAGATGTCCCATAAACTACAGCCTGTCCGAATGCTACCGCAGCATCTCCCTCCAGAGGATGGGAATCCACGATCATATCCGGCTGCCTGGAATAACTTCCGGCGTATCCGTGCGGCATTGTTTTTCCGATTGTCTGTCCTCTCATTCCTGTGTACCTCCATTCTTATGTGGATTCATTTTGTCATAAGCGCTCTGCAGCCTGCTTAAATCTGTAGCAGGCTTATGATCTGCTGCATTCTGTGCATTATGCTGGGCCGCCTTCATAAGCTTTGCAATATCTCCGTCAGCTCCGGAACCTGTCACACACGCGATCAGAGCATCCGATACTGCCTTGCGTTCTTTTTCGTCTTTAATGGCAGCTACAGCAGATCTTGCCGCTTTTAAAAGAGCAGCGGCCAAAGCCTTGTCCACCGTAGGGGATTGTTCATCACTTCTCTCTGCCGGCACTACTTTGGCTTCCTTCTTTTCCTCTTTTTCTTCCTCTTTACCCTCCAGCTTCCGGATAGCTGCATCCATAGGATCCTCTTCCGTTTTTTCCTTTGCAGCTTCATCAAACAGGTTTAATAATCTGTCGATTTTCTGATCCAGAGCTGTTAAAAAAGCGGAATCCTGTACCATCTGAGCGGTACCCTCTTTTTCCTCTTTGCCTGGCTCTGTTCCATCACCGACGCCGGAAGAGTCCTCTTCCTCAAATGCATCTGCCGCATCCATAGCCAGCTGTTCAATTTCCTCCGGGCTTTTATCCTTTACGGCCTGCCCGAAGAGTTTGAAAAATAACCCATTCTTTTTCATAGCTTTCCTTTCCGGCTTCTCAGCCTGTTCTTTTTTTAATGTATCTGAATCTAAAATTGCGGCCCGCTTCCCGGCTCTTCCCCGGTTTACGACCGCAATGTGATTCCCTCTTATATTCTTTTGACAGAATGCTCCGGAACCATCCGGAATATATTCGCACTCATACCCACAGCTGATTTCCCTCTTTCCCCGCTGGATCGCATCGATCAGGCTTCGGTCATGGATATGCAGGTCTGCAATTACATAACCTTCCCATTCATCCATCCCTTTCCTGATATTCTGAGCATGACCTTTTTCGTACATGCTCACAGTATCTGGAGTAAGAAGTTCCGGCGGATGATCGTCCGTTGTCGGCTTCCCCTCAAAACTTGCCAAGGCCGCCTCAGAAAATACTTCCTCTGGAGGCCGATGGACAATTACTACCTTTTCCGCATCAGCCCCTGAAAGTCCCAGCTCCCGCCCCAGGTATTCCTGGTCGCCGGTGCGGGCAATCGGAACATTCCTGCAAATCAAAAAGCCCTCACCAGTTTCAATCTGGTTTGGGCTTATGGTGTATCCGTAATATGCAAGCATCGCTCTGTTTCCTTTCTGTCCGAAGACATTCATTAGCCCTGACTATAAAAATAACACCCAGGACCTGCCTGCGTATCTATGACTAATTCTATGACTTGCTATGACTCAATTTTCCCACACTTCGTGCACCGTCTCACATACCCACCATAAGGGCCATGGCGGCGGCACCAATGCTTTCTATACCGGTGTTCGCATTCAGGCTTTGCCCGGCAGAAGAACCGTTTCAGCCAGCTTAGAAATCTACTCATTGTATGCTCCTTCCTGTTGCGACGTCGCAACGCTAAAATGGGTACAAAAAACCACCGGCCATTACTGACTGGTGGTATCGCTCTTTCATTATTTTTTACTTATCTTAACTCTGTAGCAAAGTATGCACCATAGCGCCCTCCGCTGTATTACAAAACCTCTTTTATATCTTCCTCTGCCAGTAACTCCCCGCTACCATCTCCATACTTTATTCGGGCAACCATAACATCTGTATCATCTGTATCTGATTTGTTGGCATATGTGAGCATCTCAAATCTGCATTTAACGCGCCTGCCATCTGCTAACAGCAGCGTTAATGCCTCTCCACGTTCTCCTTTTTCAAATATTTTCTTTAAGTTTGGTGATATCTTAGCCCTGTACATAATCAAACCTCCTTTACCGGATGCAGGTGTACGCCCTTGCCGGAATAACGAATTGCAAAACGCTTTGTTTCTTCGTACCTTCCTTTTCCAAGATTAAAATACCTCCCAATCGGTTCTTTTGCGCTGATGTATTCGATAGGATACTGCTGATTCTTCCGGAATTCAAATTCTCCTGTCCCAGAATATTCATCCACCAACTTCTGAACATCTACATTTTTATAAAACATATCTGGAGCTGTTCCTTTGGTTTCCAAATCAGAACGTACCCTTTGTCTCCACTTTTTAGTTCCCTGAATATGCTCCTGCTGTTTCACATTTCTTACAGTTATGTTTATGGATCCATCTTTTAATTTTTCTTTGAATTTGCGGGACTTTTCCAGATTTTCAACCTTTTTTCTAAGTACCTCAAATTTTTCACCTTCAGTATACTTCATTTTCTGGAACTTTGCAAAATCTTTTGGTACTTCATTTCCTAAAAGCGACCGGTATTCCCTGTGCTGCCTCATATCTGTAAGCAGCCGACGCCGGTTCCTCTCCTTCTCCCGATAAGCAGCAATCTGTTTCTTCGTCCGGGGATCCCGGTCAATAGGATTCTTTTCAGGATTGGAAAAATCCTTATCCTTCTGGATCTGCTTCTCTGTTTTTCCTATCGTTGTATATTTAACCAATGAATGAAGGCAGTTCGGATGAATGTTCAAGTAGGTATTCGTCAGGTCATCTGATCCATCTGGATCCACCTTCCCGAAAGCCAGAGACAGCGGGGGATAGTCCGGGTTCATCCCGCTTTTACTGTATACCCGTCCTTCCAGAGCAGCGCATACCTTACAGGTGCTTCCAACCTTCACAATCTGCCACAGATCGTAATCATCAGCCGTAAGAAGGGCTGCCACCTGGGCCTGACGGGCTGTTGTGCGGACAGCCATGTTCCCGTAGCTCTGTAAAGACCACTTCCGCCCTGCCTTATCCACAAAAGCGGTAATCCCCTTATTCTGCATCTCCTGTACCATGGCCTGGCTGCTGTTGATCCATGGAGTTCCTGCTGCTTCCTTGCGCAATACCTGTTTAAGTGCCGTTTCCCGGAAGGGATCAGCCTCCAATCTCGCAATCGTGTAGACCTTCTGTACGCTCTCATAGGCTGTTTCTGAGGCCTCTGTAAGCTCCCCCAGCAGATTATCGGTCAACTGCTGTATGATGGCAATCTGAGGCGCTGAAAACGTCTCCGTCATCTTCCGGGCATTCGAATAACCGGAAGCATCCTTATCCGAATGGTAGAATATCTTTTCTATCATTGCAGGAACATACGCCCAAGACAGGTCAATCATATTCTGCAGAATCTCCTGAACTCGTTCCAGAGCAGCTACCTCAGCATAATCCACATGGCCCACCGACCGCTTGCGGTTAATCACATTTATGATCTCCTGCTCTGTCTGCAAAAACAGCATGCGCATATAAGCCGTTATATCTGCTCGATCCGGCGGAAGGATCTTCATCTTCCGTGTCATTCGAAGCCCTCCTCATTGCCTGGAGCTGGCTCCCGTGGAAGTTCTAAGCCCATCAAAGGATCCTGCATAGCCCTGGAACTGCTGTAGGTGTGACCTCTGCCCGCCTCAATGCTTTCATCCGTGATCTTTCCAAACATTCCGGTTTCTTCGGTCAACGTCTGGAGTTCCTGCTGTGCAGTAGCAGAATCGATCAGATCATTTTGGTATACCGCCAGAATTGCATTCGTTTTGCGTTCTGCAATCTCCGCAGTTTCCTTGGCATCTGGGGTCTGCATGGGTGGAAAATCAATCTCCAAATCATCCGGTATCTGTCCCCAGGCCGATAATGCCATAATCGGCAGTAGTCTCTCAATGATAGCCCGGAAATCTGTTTCCCGCAGGCCGTCTATGTAATCATAATAATTACGCATATCAGATTCGCCAGTAGCATTCATCCCAGCAGGCGAGCGCCCGAAGAGCTTCGTGACCGGTGTTCTGGCTGCACCTGCCACATCCATCATCACTCTGTCATACACATCAGCAAGGCCGGTAAACGTATACTGGACATTGTGCATGGCGTCGCCCTTGTTGATGATGCGGGTTCCGAAGTTGCTTTCCATGATTGCCTGGGCCTGCATCAGGTTCCAGAACCTGCGCTGCATCTCTGTATTTGCCGTCCCCAGCAGCTGATCCAGTCCATCCGCTTCGAGATAGTTGACATTTGCCCGGAAAGTCAGCGCTGCAATATTACCGGATACATTGTCCCGCTTGACAACCTCGCTGTAAATCGCCTCCAGCTCCGACTCCCCCCAATACTGTTCTGCCACCTGTTCCAGCCATGGCAGTTCCCGGCCAATGAACCGGATTGCCCTGCTGTGATGCACTCGCACAGCTGTCTGGCCTGTAGTCTCATCCCGGATGATATAATAATCCGGCAGTCCAAAATCAGGATCGGACGGATCTGTTACCACATCACTTTCCGGATATACACCACTCCACCGGTCCAGAATCTGCAAGCCCAGGAAACTCCCTGGCATTATGCTGTCTAAATCCAGAGGCTGGGACATATCATTTTGTCCCCTGATAAGAATCACTCCAACTGCACCACCATACAGCCTCCCCCAGCACAAGCCTGTCAGCAGTTTCTTTCGTAACTGGGTGGTCCGTTCTAAGCGGGCCATCTGGTCGATATATTCTGGAGCGATACCCGATCTGATCTCATACCATTTTCGGATCATATCATTGGGGATTGTAGCTACGATGTTCTGAACAATCCAGTTATCCCGGTACAGACTGGTTAGGAGCTGGTAATTCTGGGTCATACGGGTCAGGGGATATTCTGTCGCCTGCAAAAGATCCATGGTACCGAATCCAATCCGGGCCGCAGGATTAGAAAAGGCATCCATTGTTGCGGTGGATGCCTGCGTTGTGTCTGCCCGTGTACGGCGGGTGTTTCTTCTCTTGGACATAATCAATTTTCCTTTCTATCAGCCACATAGGTTACTTCCATTCCGGTTCCTGCATCATTTGTAATCACAGTAGTCGGGCCATATGTCCGCAGGGCCTTGTAGGCGGCAATCTCTTCTGGGGTGAGGTCACGCTCGATGGGGGTGGCGAGAACATATTGAAATTTAAAATCTCCTTTTTCTTTTAGCCAACTATTCCATATCTCTACGGATTTGAATTCACTTTCCGGTGGGAACGACGCTGTTATTTCCAAATCGTATGAATATATTTTAGGGAGATTTACGATATTGTCATCCCAAATAAAATTCTTGTACGGCAAGTAATTACAAAAGCTTCGATGGATAGCAGAGGACGGACGGTCGTTGATTAGTGTTTGAAAATTATTATTGCCTGAATTTGTTATACGGTGTTTCCAAGCTTCGGTTCCATCTAAAATTCGTGTTTCAATTCTCTGCACATACTTCCCGCGCCCCAAGTCAATCTCATCGCACACCCACTGCTGACCGTTGGAATCTGTGTAGTTGCCGTCCTTGCTGACTGGCACACCGGGGAGGCCGTTAGGGGTTTGAAGGGTGAGGGATTGAGGCTCGACGTAGGGCGTGTAGGTTTTTATATCGCCCACAGCAAACATATATTCCAGACCGCCACCCACTTTGAGCTGATCATAAAAGCCTTTAACGTCTTTATTTCCGATAGACCTGCAAACTCTGGTCTGTCCTGCATCGATAGAAAACCATACAGTTGAACCGTCAGTTGCAGAAAATTTGATATTTCCACCCTGCGACGGCTTCCCGTTCGTCATCAAGGTTATTACTGTATTGGCTTTTAAAGGAAATTCATAATAGGTGTTATATGAATTCGGTTTCAGCAGGTTCTTCCCCAGCACCCCCACCTTAATACTTCCGCTCTCCCCAACATTTACAATCGGCACCGGATTTTCTACACTCGGCGTCCCATCCTGCGTACTCTTCCCAAACACCCTCAGCCCCCGGAACGGACGGCCTTCTGTGGCATCATTGATGATGATTGTGGTACCGGAAGCAACTGCCTCAATCAGCTTAGGGCCTCGGCGCATACGGTACAATCGGCCTGAATCTAAGCCAATGTATCCCATGCCTATAATCATGTCTTGTTTCAATTCATTCATACTCACCACTTAACCCTCTGAATCTCAACGCTGTTTTCCTCTGCTGTTCCTGAATACACATATAGCGTATCAAAAGCCATTCCCTTCCCCATATTCAGGACATTAACTGTGATAAGCTGTGCCGCATTTGAAGGTATTCTAATCGTTCCCCTAACACCTGGAGCTACATCAGAAGATGCGGAAACATATATATCATTTTCCCCAAAATTCTTTATCATCACCTCTTTTGTAATCCCTCCCAAAGGAACTGAAACTTTATTTTTTTCCAACGTAGATATCGTTCTTACATCAAAAATCATTTTCTCCCTCCATCAGCCTGTTCGGCTAATATCTGTTTCAATCTGTCCGCTATTTCCGAAGCTGATAAACTACTTTTCGTTTCAAGTCTCACCGTTATATCTGGAGACAGTATCCTGGATGCCTGTCCCGCATTATCAGAAGCAGGCCGGAGAATCTCCAGCACTTCGCTGTCCCCGCACCGGGAGTATGTAATACGTTCATATCCATATGGAATATTGTCCTTCTCTTCTTTGCTCATGATGCTATCCTCCATTTTGGTAATTTTGTCTTGCAGTAATACCGGAGAGCATCCGGCCCATGATCCTGCTGTTTCACCGGCTTTTCCTCTCCGCGTTCTGCCGCCTTATCATCCCACACATAAGACTGCATTTCCCCAGTCAGCCCCCTGCATTTGCGGTTGATCCTGATGCTACGCTTAGCCAAAAGAGTGGATACAATGCGGATTCCATCTATTACCTCGTTATCTGCCGGCTTCACATAATAGCCACGCCCCTGCAGCTCGGCTATAAAAGACGCGGCAGAGGGATCCACAATGATCTCACACTGTTCCTCTGGCCTGTTCCCCATGAACTCCGCCATATCGTCTGCATACTGGGAATCTGTTCTCTGTGGGTTAGGACTACGCCTGGCCTCTTCTGATCGGCTGTCCCAGCGATATTCCCGGTCAACCCACAATGTTTGTCCATCGTCCCAGATATCCAAAAATACACATGGGTTCGTAGTACCGTAATCCACTGCAATACTCCGAACCGCTGTGCTTTTCAGCGCCACAGGACGTTGATCGTCCGTATACAGATTATCGTCTGTAAACATGGTATAAATCAGACCCTCAGCGGCTTTCCATAGCCCTTTGATATACCGCAGGTAGAAAACGCCGACATACATGCTGCGGTATCTTGCCTTGGTCTTCTCAGACAAGGACAGGTTATCATCCATCGTAAAATGCAGATAAAGAAGCTTTTTATCTCTGCGCTTGTCAATCCAATTTACCTTAAACCAATGCACAGGTCCCGCCGGATTGCAGTTAAACCACATCTTAGAACCTTCCACTGAAAGACGTCCTGTCGCCTGGTTGACGAAGCTCTCAGGCATCAGCGCCACCTCATCAAAAAAGGCACCTGCTGCCGTAATACCTTGAACCAGATCCTGGGACCCTTCGTCTTTTCCTCCGAATATGAAAAAATAATTTGTCTTGCCCTTCCTGGTAACTTCCAGCATGTTGGGAAGATCTCCAGAAATATGGTAAATCCATTTATATCCCCGGCTGGTCAACATCAGTTTTAAATTCTGCAGCACATTACGCTTAAAAGAGCTGATGGTCTTTCCGGCCATGATGAAGTTTTCTCCGTCATATCGCTCCATAGCCCACATGACATAAGACAATGACATACTTACCGTTTTACCAGATCGGATCGCACCGTCCGCTATGATCCCTTCTGCATCCTTTACCGGACTGGAATCAGCCCACCAGGTAAATACCTGGCGCTGCTTACGGGAGAACTTCTGAAATTTAAATATGGGCCGTTTCTTCTTCATCGTCTGCGTCCTCCGTTTCTTCTGCAAAATCAGACCAATCCTCGTCGGCAGCATCATTAAATGCCTGGAGAAAACCATCATCTTCCGGTTCTTCCTCATCATCCTGTCCTGTCTTTGCCTTAGCTGCCGCCGTTCGTATCTTCTGCTCCTCTAAGTCCGCTTCTGACTTTGTGGTTTGTCCCAAGGTGTCGCGGATAGCAATATAGGCTTTTACATCTCCCGCCAGAGCCTCCCGGATGATGGCTGCATTAACCGCTGCTTCTAAAGTACTTTCCAGCCCCAATGTCTCCAACAATGGCGTCCATTCTGGATTATCTATTTCAGCCGTGAGAAGGGCATTCAATGTCTTCCGAAAGTCGGCCTTCCTACGCCGTGATTCGCCGGACGCTTTTCCTCCTCTGCGTCCATATTCTCGAGCTTCGCTCGGGCTTAAACGTCTTAAGTTACCATTGTTTGCCATCACCTCACCTTCCTATCTAACTGTATTTCTGGAATCAAAAAAAGGCAGCTAATGCCACCTCTCATTCGTTTGTTTTTTAATAATTTTTGATAATCAGCTCCCTGTATCTTCTGGCTTTTGTTTTGGATGCCAGATTATCATTACGGTCTGACTCAATAATCCTATAACCCTGATATAACTCCCTAATCTCCGGACAGTCATTATAAGACAAAATAAATTTGCCCTGAATTTTTTCCAAAGCATTTTTTAAACGCATATGATCCTCTGGCTGGAACCGATCAGGATAATGTTTTTCTGCATTATAGTATGGTGGATCCAGATAAAACAATGCCGCTTTTCTATCATATGTCTTGATAAGCTGTTCAAAATCCACATTTTCAATCACCACTTTTCGGAGCCTCTTTGATGTCTCTCGCAGGAAGGCAATCCCATCCTCTATATTCTTAGGCCTTACACCAAAAGAACAGCAATCCGACCCAAAGCTTTCTTTTATTGCGATCCAGAACTTTGCAGCGCGCTGTATATCTGTCAGTCCTTTTGTATCCTGTAAAGCATCAAAGAACTGCTCTCTGGACATTAAAATCCAGTCAAGTTCTTTCTGTAATGCCTCTGGATGGTATTTAACTACCCGAAACAAATTAACAAGCTGACCATTGATATCATTGTATACCTCTATTTTCGCATGTGATTCTTTGGCAAACAGAATCCATCCAGCGCCACCAAATACTTCTATGTATCGGTCAAATGAACCAGCTTCAGGGAATTGTTCAAGAATCACTTTTCGCATTAACTTTTTGCCACCAATCCAACTTATAAAACTATTCAAAATAATACCACCTTTCGCAAATGTACACGAAAAGCCTTGTCAAGTAAATTGACATTTCAGGAATCGAACCTGGAATCTGATGCCTATGAGGCATCTGCTCTGCCATTGAGCTAAACATCAGTATCTTGTATTTATCCCCATATTATCCACAATATGTTGACAAAAAGAAAAGCCCCCGCCTCAAAGCAGGAGCCTTTCCCGAGAAGGAAAATTATGTGTAAAAAAGAAAACCACTGGATCCTCCAGGAATCGAACCTGGGACGATGTGGTTTACAAGCCAACTGCTCTACCACTGAGCTAAGGATCCGGAGAAGGGGGTGTCCAGCCCTGGGATGGAACCAGAGCCAGACGAACCGGCCACCCGGCTGTAGCACCCTGGCGACCGTCGATTTAAGTGTAAGCCGTCGGCTGTATGCCTTTGGCTTCATGGTACACTATAACATTTTGAAAACGGACATTGTGGACAAAACGGACAAATTTTAATTATTTTCCATAAAACGAATAAATTCTTTCCGTATTCCCTCTTCTGTAGCCTTACGCCCCATCTTCATCGCCACCTGCGCCCATGTCATATCCTCAAACACCCGGTACCGAATAATCCGTTGCATTCTGGGCGAAACTGTATTGAGCCATGCTTCCACCTGACGCTTGATCTTCTCTGCGTTCCGGATCCGCTCCGCCAGCAGCTCCTCCATACGATCCAGCTCATCCGGATCCTTAACAGCTGCATACCCAAGCCCCTCCAGATGATAGGTCTGTAAGGTGTAAGGGAACTCATGTGCGGAGCCCTTAACACTGTCCTGCTGGATCTGGCTGCGGCGCTTCCTCAGCTTCCGGATCTCCTCCTTGGTGTCCTTAATCAGCTCACAGGCATCTATGTACTGCTCTAATATCTGCTTGTCCAACGGTATCACCTCCTCGCCCTCAAAATCCTCTGTCTGGCCTCATCCCACTCATCCGCCCAGGTTTCCATATCCACTCGGACAATCAGATACCTCTTCTGGTACAGGATTCCCATGTCGCTGTACTTATCGACCTGCGGCCTGCACTTCCAGCCAAATCTCTTTTGCAGCTCAATGCCGCTGTACCGCCCCACAAGCTTCCCGCAATCGTACAGGTCATAATATACTGGCCCCGGCATAACATCACCTCCAGATCATCAGCACCGCCATCAGGGAGCCCCAAACCATAAGGTAATCCCAACGATCAATGTTATGCCGTATCAGATTGACCGTCCCTGTTATGGCCCACATGATGATCATTACACTCTTGAGTACATTCACGGCCATACCCTCCCTGTCTTTTCGTCTCTTAACCTGATCGTGTCCTCCACATGGTAGCCCATACACTTAGCGGTAAAGAGCATCATGCGGACGGCCTTGCGGTAATCTTCTGGCGGCCTGTCCGCTTCCCGGATCGCAGCTCCTGCGGCTGGATCTGGATATCCTTCATGATTCTTGTACATTATGTTTTCTCCTCTAAATGTCAATTTAACTCGACTTTAATTCGTTTTAACTTGATACAACAACTACTTGTTTAATACCACAACTGTTTACTACAACTAACGTCTTAATCTTCCCAACTAAATTTTTCATGCCATATCTGCTTTTCTGGAAGCTGTTCAAAGGATTCCCGGCATATTTTTGCCGCTCCTTTCCATCTGTGACCCGGCCTCATATCTCCCAAAACCGAACAGGTGCAGTAATCATCCAGATCAAGCAGCTTATCACATCTACTGCACTGATACGCTCTCATTCTCTCTCCTCCCAATCCTCACAGCAGTGGTTGTAATCCGTCCAGTCTGTACAGTAATCACTCTCATCATTTACGCATACCCAACCGTCTGATATATCTTCATGGCTGTGCCATCTGCAAGTTCCACAGCATTTTCTCATTTGGTCTTTCCCTCCTTCCGGTACGACTCCGGCAGCGGCATCCAGGCGGTCACATTAGGATCATCCCAATCAGGATACCCCTCTATAAACCATTCACCGTCCGAACAAAGATTGCCAAGCTCTATTGCATCGCTGAAAGTAATACAGCTATAAAGTCCACTTACTGTCAGCAGCACAATAGTATCCTCTTCCGGCAGTCTCTCCTCCACGGGAATCCAGCGGTTCTGCTCCTTAAGGCGTTCGATTTCTTCCGGTGTCAGCCCGGTATCCTCATACTCCATCAACTTCCAGAGAGCTCCATACAGCCGTTCCCGTAAAGGCTTGGTGATTACCTGTCCTTCATGCAGCTGTTCCCATGACACACCCTTCAAGCACCAATTTCCCTGCTCATCTTTCTGTGTTAATCTCTTCATTCTCGCCTTCCTCCTCCCACTCAAGTGCCTCGCCGCATATCTGGCAGTATTTCTGCCCCGGCTCAATCCTCTCATTCTCACATACCGGGCACATAAACATTTCTTTGCCCTGCATCCATATCTTAGCCATATCTATTTCCTTTCTGCAATGCCTTCAAAAACTCCACCAGCTCCGTCTCGCTATCCGGATACCGACTGTATGTCTCATGACGCTGCCATCTTCCATAGGCCCCAGTAGGATGCTTTTCAGGCTCCGGTCCGCCGACCAGATGCAGGTATGAGGATTCATAATCCTGACCGATAAATTCATTATGCTGTGTGTATACCTCTGCGATCAACCGTGCCCCGTTGTCAAAATCATACTTGTAATACCTGGCCCCGATATGCTCATCTGTATACCACAGACCCCATGATTTATAATCCCTAAGCCATTCCTTACGCTGATCGTTGTTCTTCATGATAGGGAGTTCTGGCCGTTGTTCTTCCTGTTCCGGCATTTCCAGGTCGCACAGCATACCTGCAAGGGCTGCCACCAGTATTTTCTTCTTCTGGAGCAACTTTTTCGGGAATCCTTCCACTGCATCAACCTTTATCATTTCCTCCAGATACTTCTTCTCCTTCCCTAACATCTCTCGGAGTAGTTCCATATCTGTAGGCTCAGCGGCCTCCTCCGGTTGCGACGTCGCAACTTCCTCTATTTCTTCCCCGCTGCTATTTTCGCAGCGGATTTCTTCATTCTGCTGCACTTCCGCAGCAGTCAGTTCCTGATCCAACGCCCTCATAGCCCGCCCGCAAATATATTCGCAAGGATTCTTGCAATGCTTACAGCATGGGCTTGGCTCCCCGTCTCCGGCCCGGTGGTAGGCCAGATCGTGGTTCACGAACTCGCAATCATCCCTTACAAGTTCCCGGATCTCATCCAGATCTCTAATCTCGCACGGAAATGGATTCCCGCAGGGTGCATCTACACACCACCGGTCTTTTTGCCGGATCCCACACTCCATAGAGCAGGGATCACAATAATGGCCTCCCTCACATCCTTCTGTAGCAATCAGGCTGTCTGCCGGATATTCCCGCTTGGGTGTCCCATAGGCCGATAGCTGATGGGCTGGACAGTTTTCCCGTTGCGACGTCGCAACGCTCTCCACCGGCAGAGGCGCCACTTCTGGCATCAGATCCTCCACGGATATCTCACAGCTCTGTACGGCTGTCCTTTCTGGTTCCGGTGGTACATCCGCTGCTGCCATAGCATCATCCGGCTCAATCCCCGGAAAGTCTGTAATACTGATCTGCCCCGGAAGCTCCACATATGGGATTTCCTTAGGCTGTTTCATGGCTCGGATCTGGCGCACGGTCATATCTGGAGTTACCTGCTCCAACTGCTCATCATCAAGCCCAAGCATCTCCTGAAGCTGGGCTTTGCTGAAATCCCTGTACCGGTCATCCAGTATGGGGCTGTTGCCGCCCTTGGAAAACCGGATGCACCGGTCTATATAGCGTTTGGTGGTTGACCGGCTGAAACCGAACTGCTTGGCAGCATACTCGTTGATATCGCTGTATCCGTATTCCTGGAACTGATTACGGTCCCGCACATACATCAGCCAGTACCCGATGGATATCACACTTCTGGCGGCCGTCTTAAGGTCTGTATGTATATACCGCCCGATCTCATCCAGCGGGATCTCCATCTGGTACCACTCCGGGCCTGTATGGTCAATGGTTCCTGTCTCAGGAACCATGGTATTCTCATCTTCCATCTGTCTCCCCCTCTCTCAAAAACTCCCTCGTCCGCTCCATCATGATCGCATCATAGTCCACATCCCTTTGTTCAAAGTTGTGGAACCGGTTGGACGATGGACCGGGAGTCTTTTCGCAGGCAGGTTTCCCCTCTGTCGGGTTCCGGTAGTTCCCATCCAGCACCTTTGCCATATTGGCATCAGCAATCAGCCAGTCAAACGTAGCTGACCAGTTCCTGCGGTTTTTGCCCTTCAAAAAGTCACTTTCCTCCGCAGTCTCAAAAAGCCGACGGAAGTCCTCAACGGTATATCCTGCCCTCAGTCTCGCACGGATCGCCTTCTTCCTCGCTTCCGACAGCTTCACCAGGCGGGGATACGACCCGCAAACGGAATTATATAATTCTCGAATCGTGGTGATCTGGGAGGAAAAGTCGTCCGGCTTTTCTGGTACCTCTTCAGAGGTACTCTTTTTATTTTGTTTTTGTTTATGTTTATATATGTCTGCGCTTTGTACTTCGCTTTCTACTACGGGAAATACTTCGCTTTTTACTTCGCTATATACTTCACTTTTTACTACGTTTTTGAAAGTGAAATACACCATTTTGTATTTATTAGGGCTTCCTTTTCTGCCCTTCTGGTAGATGATACGGCCAGCCTTTATGAGTTCGTCCCTCGCCTTGATGAATGTGGCTTCTCGACCCATTGACATGGCTGCCATCAATCTCAGGTTATCTACTATAACCCACTCGCTCCACCCGCTCCGGTTGAAATAGTTCATCATCTTGTACCATAACAACTGCGACGGGATCGGTAAGTAGTTAGTTTCGAGCCATCGTTCGAAGGCTATGATCTCTGCCAGATAATTGATCTCCATGTAGGCTGTCACCTACCTCTCTTTCGCTTTTAATTCCCTCCAGGCCTGAGCGTCCCTGTATAACTCTATCCAGTCCACGAACCGCATCGTCACCAGCCATTCGCAGCGGTCTCTCCGATGGAACACCGCCGGAAGAAGCCCCTTAGCGGCGTCTCTGACTGCCTGTGATACCGCATCCAGAAGGTTCAGCTTCTCTACCCGTTTACACTCTATATGGATACCCGGGAGCCCTACCACGTCCGCATCGCCGGAGGTCCCGCAATACTGCTGGCCTCTGCGGCAGTCATAACCGTACTCCCTCAAAAGCCCTGCCAGCTCACGTTCCCCACGCTTGCCTTTTTCTCTTTGTGATTTTCCCATGCTGTTACCTTTCAAAAAATGGGGCGGCGGTCAAAAGGTACAAACCCGGCCGCCCCGGCCAACACCTCTGGTCATTTAATACCGTGACATATCAAATCCCACCAAAAGGTATGTAACTATATTTTATTTTTGGAGGAACCACCTCCTTCCCTTATCCAAAGAATGCACTGGCAGCATCCTGAGGCTGTGGCGCCGGCTGGGATGCTGGCTCAGGAGCAGAAGGCTGTGCAGGCTCTGACTGCTCTATTGCCTTCTGCGGCTGAGGCTCAATAATATCGCCTGCTGTGTAATCTGGATCAACCGCTCCGACTTCCTCTGCCACATACATTCCTGCAAACGTCTTTGGAAATGCCTCGCGGAGAGCCTGCACAACCGCAACTTTTCGGATCATGGTTGCAGGCTTTTTCGACCACTGGGAATTCAGGCTTCCATCCTTCTTCCGTCCCGCATATTCATCAAAAGCAACTTCAATGCGGAAGCTGTGACCCCTGTCCTTGCGGAATACTTCTGCATATCCCCCGACCAGTTTCTCACCATCCAGTTTCAGAGTTCCCTGACGGTAAATGATCTCCTCTGTCTCTTCCTGCTGGACGATAATACCGGCCTCCATGCCGTCATAGTTTTCGTTGGATTCTGCCCGCTTAAAATATGCATCTTTACCTACAACCAAAGTCGCTGGCTCGTTTCCGTACTTAATGCAGTACGCTTCACGGAGCCAGGGATTCAGGCCGGTAAAACGGCACAGGTTGATGAACATCGCCACTTCCTGATCGGATACCCGATCCTTGTCCCCACTTACCAGATAATTTTTTACGGTTCCGGGGGTAAGCGTTACCTCCATCCCGTTTGCCATGTATTTTGTTACCTCTACCTTTTGTACGGGCTTCTTTGCCAGACTGTTATTTACTGCCATGATTCCTTTACCTCCTTAATTCTTCGGCACCGGCTCAAACCGGATGCCGTTGTCATTTAAAAATGTTTTCAGCCTCATTAACTGCGCCATGGTGGCATATACCCGGAAGTCGATCACATTGACCGGATTCTCTACCGTTTCCATCTTCTGGGGCATCTCCTTGGGCGGCTCCGGTTCGGCTGCTCTTCCAGCCTGCATAACCCGGTCGGCCTCTGCCTTTCGGGCGGCCTCACGTTCTGCCTTTCTCCGTTCCTGTTCTTCCATGTACAGGCGCCGGTTCTCCGCTTCCGCCTCCAGCTGGTTCCGTTTTGCCATGGCGGCGCCGATATCATAGGTCTGTAAAAATACCTGCTTCATATCCCCAGCATAAGGGCTGTCCACCTCATTCAGGATCGCCAGACCCTCATCTACCTTCTGGATCAGTGCAAGGATCTCCTCTTTGATGGACTTCATGGTAGTGGATGCATTGACATACTGGGGCTTCATCACCCGGTCAAAGGGGAGGCACTGGCCGATATCATGGATATTGGCCTCATAGAACTCCTTGATCTTTGCTGTCTTTTCTTCCCTCTGGCGGCTCTCATAATCCTTGATCTGAGTATCAATCTTATCAATGGCACCCTGGACGATCCCGGTCAGCTCCTTGATCTGCTCACCAAACAGCTCATCCGGTTCCAGAAGCTTCTTGCGGATCGCAGTCCGCTCTCCCTTCACAGCCTCTACAAACTTATTCAGCGTGGCCCGGTCGGCCTTGGCTGCTTTGATGGTTTCATCTGTGTAGACGGTTGCAGCATATTCCTTAGCTTTGGCTGTAACCTCTTCCTTCAGCTCCTCGAAATTCCATTCGATCTTCTTTAAATATCCGCCTTCCTGCGGATTATAGATTTTTAATTCCATACGTTCCTCCTCTGCCTTTATATCGTCGGGAGAAGCAAATCCGGCCTGTGGCCTTCCACTACGCAAGTCCAGAAACGCTGTTCTGCTTCCACCAGATACCGGATATCCTCTTCAACTTCTTTGCGTTCAATAAAATAATGCTTGACGGTAATCCGAAGTTCCCCATGCCATTCACTCTTAAGCTGGGCCTTCAAAACTGCAAAATCATACTCTGTCACTGCCAGATAATGGAGCACCTGGCAATAATAATTGTCCGGTATCTTACCATTCCATTTTTCACGCTGCATACTCTGTAGAATATTAGTGGTCTTGATTTCCAGTATCCCGCTCCGTCCCTGCTCATCCACCAGCTCACCATCCAAAGAAGCATGCATCCACGGGTACCGGTCGTTGATGAACATATTATCTTCATCGTAGAATACCTGATATTCCGGGAAATCCATGGCGAACAGTGCCCGCAGATGTTTTTCTGCTTCTGTGCCGTACCGGACATAATCCTTATCTGAAATATCCTCCGGCATCACCAGCCCCATCTTTTCTTCCCACAGCTGCACGTTGTCTTTGTACGGGTTCATACCTACACAGGCGCTGGCATCCGACCCGCCGATATGGTTCTTCCGGCCCTTAAGCCATTCCTCCCGGCTGGCAAATATATGCTTAGTGACTGCCATCCGCAGCACCCTCCCTCCTCATAATCTTTCCGCAGTTCGGACAGGGTGTAATCTCCCCAAGGAGGAACCACATCCGGACACCGCAGGAGCAGGACAGGAAGTAAAACGGGGATGTAATCCTGACCTGGCTGCCGAGGTATGTACTGGGGCGGGTCATTTTGACAGCCTTTCCAGGCATTTCTTCTTCGCTGCTTTTTCCACGATATGGGTTAATTTCATCAGTGCATGCGCAGCTCCTAAATCATTAACAGCCACATGGCTAACTGCATCCACCATACTTTTAGCAAGGTATTCAATAAGATCATCTGAGGATATGTTTCCTCTCTCACCTATGCAGATTACCGCTGCTTCCACTCCATCCTTCTCCTTATTGTCTGTCAGGCAGATTGCAAAAGCGATCTCACTTTCAACTGTCCTTTTGGCCCCATTGTATGAAATTGTTGTGTTTACCATTGATTTTTCTCCTGTTCTCCCTCATAATAGAGGGTGTTGTATTATTTTCCGGATCTGTCACAGTTGCCGCTGTGCAGGTTCTTTTTTATTCTTTTCCTCTCCCTCATATTTCTATAACCGTCCGTGTTTCCTGAT